TGTATATGGGAAAGGAGGGGGGATGAGGGGAAACGAGGGGGGATGAAAGGGGATGAAAGGAGGAGAACAGAGGGAAAAACAGAGGGAAATCGGAAGGAAAGCGGAGAAAAAAGAGAGGGAAATCGGAGGGGAACCGGAGGGGAACCGGAGGGGAACCGGGGAAACGGGACGCAGGGGAGGGGACGGGACGCAGGGAGGAGGGAGCGGACAGGAAGGAGCGGAGCGAAGAGGAGAGGACGGAGAGATCTAGAAGGAATAAGGGGAGAGGAAGGCGCATCCTCCGCCTCTGGCACATGCGATATCGGAGGAGGGCGGGGAAGGGATGGAGGAGAGATGGAGGAGAGATGGAAGAAGGCGGGGAGGGGATGGAAGGAGAGGAGGAATGGAAGGAAACAGGGAAAAACGGGGAAAAACGGGGAAAAACGGGGAAAAACGGGGCGAAACGAGGGGGAGGAGGGAGGGAAAAGGGGGGATTGATGTATGTGATGTATGTGATGTATGTTCTTTTTTTCTTTTAAAGGGGAGGGGAGGGAAGTAGTATATAAAGATATAGGTATACACATACACACACATGAGAAGAGTTTCGGAATTTCACATGCATCACATGCATCAACCTGCATCACGTACTGTTTCGGTATCCGAATCCCGGCGGCCTTGCGTATCTATCGCGCGCGCCCGTTGCGCATGATTATATACGCGCACGCGCATCTCTATAAGCGCGGAGTCGGTGCGGCCGAAGGGTCGTCCCGCCATGATATCCCCGGCTCCGCCGCCCCTTTCTTAGTCGCGTACATGGGCGTGCGTTCCTACTACGCGCGCGAGTGCGTTGCGGCACTCGACGCCGACGGCTCGGTGCGAATTTCCGTTTCCTGCCCCTTTGCAGGCGTTTTACGGGACTTTCTCGGCTCAAAGGTATCCCACATCCTCTTGCGTCCCGTTCGTGGCAGGAAGGGGCGTTTCCGTGCGTTTCGCCTGCTGCCGCCCCGCCGACGGGGGGAAGGGGCTCCGGGACGGCCCTCCGAGGCCGGTTCGGGGTCGAAGCAGTTGGATGATATACGATTTCCGTGCATCAACTCACATACCCTTTTCGACCGCGACTTCTCCGGCCCCGTCGTCCCCGAGGCTTTCGAATGCATCATGCGGATGCATCGGATTCGGCTCGAAAGGGGCTCGAAGCATGCATCCATCCATGTTCATCCAACCTCTCGTTGGACGTTTGCTTTATATACAAGTTTCAATTTAAACCCCTGTTAACTTTCTCTATTCCGTACAACAGGCGGATGTATCGTTCTCATTCTCCCCTCTCTTCCGCCTCTGTCTCCGATCCCGGGGGCGGGACCGTCTCCGCGATGCCTTCCGCTCCGCATGCCCCACCCCCGGGGGAGAGGGGACCCCACCCTCCGCCTGCTCCCGGGATCGATGCGCAGGAGGAAGAGGATGCGGATGACGGGATGGGATCGACGGAGGACCGAACCCCGTCGGCGCGCCGTTCCCTCGGGAACGCCGTTCCCCCGAGAGGGGGGAGGATGATGGAAGAACGATGGAAGCTGTTTGCCCCCGTCGCGGACGACGGGGGGGGAGGAGGCATCAAGGGGTTCTGAGGAACTCCTTGAAGATCGCCTTCAGGCACGGCACGGCTATCGAATTCCCCGCCTGCTTGTACAGCTGCGTGTCGCTGGTAGGAACGGCCTTCGCCTTCATGAATGCTTCGTCGGAGAAGCCCTGGAGGCGCCAGCATTCGAGGGCGGTGAGGTACCTGATGCGGAGGTGTCCCTCGATGGCCTCGGCGATGCCGTGACGGTCCTGCGTGGTGATCGTGAAGGACGGCTCATCGGGGTTCTTGAACCTCCTGCCATGCTGCCTCTTCTTCTCCCTGCCGGGAGTGAGCATGGCGCACACATCGCCGTCGTGCATCTCGGGAGGCATCTCTTTCATCATCGTCCCTCTCGCCGTCAGCGGACGGGTCATCACCAGCCCGTCGCCGTCGGACGCCTCCATCCAGCCCTTGCGGGTCCCGCTGGGCCATCTGATCCTCGGCATATGCCCTCCGCCTCCGGGCGTCACCACCGTCGGGGATATCCCCTCGGGGTCGTAGACGCGGGAGGAGGACTCGTGTCCGGGAAGGTTGAGGCTCCCGCACTGTATGAGCATGTTCGAGTACTGCCTGTCCGCACTCGTCGTCACCGCCTTGGCGACCTCGGAGCCGTCCGTCGGGTTCCAGCCGAAGCCGTTGCCCGCAGCCTTGCACCGTTCGTAATGCTCCTCGTACTTCGAGATCCTCTCGGGAGACAGCCAGCACTTGGCAGGCACGTCCTCGGGCGGTTCGAGGACATCCTTCAGCACGCGTCCGTCGGGACAGGGTGCAGGGAACTCGAAGCTCCCGTGATGGAGCGAGGCGACCATGAAGAACCTCTTCCTGTTCTGGGGGACGCCGTAGTCCTTGGCGTTGAGGATCGCATAGGACACGGTGTAGCCCATGCCTTCGAGGATGGATATCATCCTGTCGAGTTCGGGCTTGTTCTTCTTGTGCAGGACCGCGTAGACGTTCTCCGCGCAGAGATACTCGGGGAGGGTGCCCTCGGCCTCCGCCACGCGGAGGAGGCGGATCACCTCCCAGAGGAGGGAGGATGTCGTTCCCGACCCCTCGACCATCCCTTTCTGCGATCCGGCCTGTGAAACCGACTGGCAGGGCCAGGAAAAGAATACGAGGTCCGCCTCGGGCAGACGCTCCACCTTCGTGATGTCCCCGAGGTTCGGCGTCGGTCCGTGGATGGCGCAGTACGACGCGTACGCCTTCGGATCTATCTCGCATACCGTGGACTCGAACGGTATGCCCAGCTCTTCGAGGGCCTGCGCCTGCGCGCCTATGCCCGCGAAGAGTTCGATCACCTTCAGCTTCTCATTCATTCCTCTTCCTCCTTCTCTCCGATCTCATTCCTCAGCAGCTCGGACCACCTCTCGGAATAGATCCAAGGCGCATCCTGCAGCTCATCGTCCTTCAGTCCGCGGCAGTCGCGCACCTCGTCGCAGTACAGAAGCATCGTGACGTCCCCGAGGGTTGCCTGCACCGCGATCGTGGGCCTGCATACCTCGATGGACACCTCGTCCGCGCACAGGCCGGCGATGGGATCGTAATCGACATCCTCCGGCCTGTTCGACCTGTTGACCATTATGATCTCTATGCGGCCGTCGGAGAGATCCGCGAGGGTCATCTGCGTCCACACATCTCCGTTCTGCATCATTCCTCTTCCTCCAGATCCATAAGATATCCGTCTGTTCCGCAGACAGGGCAGCCCTTGAACCATTCGTCCTCGTCCTTCATGAGAGCCAATTCCGAATCGCTTCCGAAGACCCTCATGCACATATCGCATCTGCAGCTCATTCCTCTTCCTCCGTGTAGTCCTTGATGCACCTTCCTTCGGGGTCGCATACCATGTACACCCCTCCGCATCTCCTGTCCCTGTACCGCCTGCGGTTCGCTTCGGTCATGCGGCTCCATCTGCGGTCCGCAAGGTCGAGGGCCTCCTCGGCGGTGTCGAACCTCATGATGTCTCCGCAGTTGCCGTTGTACCACTCCAGCGAGAATCCCCTGTCCATCTCACTCGCCCTCCTCTATGGTTTCCTCATAGCGTCCGTTGTCGTCCAGCCTGTCCAGCGGTCCGTCGCATTCGCGCCAGAATATCGACGTCGGTGACATCAGCGGACCGATGAACCTTGCGACGTCGTCGCTCTCCGCTTCGAACTTTGCATATGCGCAGTACTTGAAATATTGCCTGTACGTCCTCCTCGGCAGGCCGTCCACGACCCTGTAGACGATGCCGCTGTCATCCTCCGTCTCGGTCGCGTGCGCCGCCACCTCATCTCTCAGGTCCTCCGCGTTCGCGTCGGCGCATCCGTCCGTATGCACCATGAGGGACAATCCGAGGTCCAGCATGACCTCGAACATCCCGTCCTCGCACGCGTTCACGCTCGCTATGTCCATCAGCTCCCTGAGCGTCCTCCTGTCCATCTTCCCGGCCGTGTCGTCCACCTTCGCCGCTCCGAGAAGCGGAGAGCCTTCATCCTCGGTCTCCGTCGCGCGGATGCCCATGCTGGTGAGCGTGCATATGATGAAGCTCGCCCAGCCGTTGCTCTCGGTGAGCCTGTCGTCCATATCGATGAGCTTCAGGCCCGACGTCCTCCGCTCCCATTCGAGAGCGGCCTTCTCGACCTTCCGCCTGTCCTCCGCGCTCGCGTCCGCATAGCGGACCATCGCGTCGCTCACACTGTCGCAGTACCTGCAGAATATCCTGTACTCTATCGCCATTGCAATCATCTCCTGTATATGATAAGGGGTTTGGAGAAGAGGTTTCAGCGGATGAGCCGAACCGTCGGCTCGCATTCCCTGTACATCCGCTCCTTCATGCGCTGGTATCCGCCTTCGACGAGGATGGCTTCTCTGAATTCCTCGCGCGGTACACGCCGTTCCAGCGCGTACCTGTGCCCGTTGTAGTGGTAGCACTGCGCGTACACCATGTACTCGTCTTCGACACGCGTATCCAACGGCAGCCCAGGGCTGCCTTTGGACCTTATCTCGTGAGCGTCGTATGTCACGTCTCCGTACATCCTATTCTCCTATGGTATATCGCATTCGTGTATTTAATGCTCTCCGTCCCCGTCGCCATGCGGTATCCTCGGGAACCGCCAGCCATACCGTGCGCTCGCTCCCGTCCTCGAACGGGCTGACGATGCGCGCTCCTCCGAGGTCCTCCGCCTGCTCGACGAAGCTCTCCATCCTGTCCCTGGTGCAGTTCACAGCCGCCAGCACCACAGGCGGATCGCACATCGCCACAACCTTCACGATGTATCTGTCGCCTCCATGGTCCTATCCACGTTCTCATCTCCTTCCGTGTATCGCTCGGTCGCGGGTCGGTCGGCTTGCGCCGGCCGGCCATTCGCGCCTGCGCGCGGGGGGAACCGCGCGCTCCGCCTTACCGCCTGTATCTCTGCTCGGCGGTTTCGAGATAGCAGCCCTCGGATGCCATCTCGCGCCTTACATCGTCCTCGATGTCCTCGTGCGAACGCCTGTCGAATCCCGTCTGGCGGTTGTAGATGCCGTTGACGACATCCTGTATCTCGCACCATGTGACGCAGCCTGCCATGTCTTCCCTCCTCGCAGGATGTCCAGCATCTCCGGCCTTGTCCAGACGTCTATGGCGGCCTGCTTCAGCGCGGCCGTCATGCTCATCCTCTCATTGCATGAGCGGTACATATTGGCCGCCGTATCCACCCTCTTCTCCTCGGGCGGATGGTTGATGGTCCATGAGTTCTGGTCGAGATACTGGGATGTCCACACCCATATCTCGCCCTTCTCGTCACGGCTGGACCATACCTCCTGATGGAATCCTCTCGGCGTCCGCATCAGCTCTCCGACCGCCTGCTTCACTCCATGCACCTTGATATCCCTGCTCATCTCAATCCTCCTCCTCATCCTCGTACTCGGTGTACAGCCATCCGCATCCTCCGCTCGCCATCCTGTAGATATGGCACCTGTCAACCGCTATCAGCCCGACATCCATCCAGATGTCTCTGTCGTCCGGATGTCTGATGTCCACGACGGTCAGCCCGATGTTCAGGCCGTCGGGGTTCTGCTCGCACAGTATCTGGCACAGGCGGGCCATGCCGTAGCACGAGTCCCTATCCGTGTCGCGGTACTCGCGGCGTCTCAGCTCCTTCAGCGCATCATCCAGCGCATCCCTGTCGAACCAGTGGACATAGATGGCCGAAACCAGTCCCCTGCCCTCATCCACATCGCTCTTCGCTACTATCCATGCTCTGTTTCCCATTCTGCTCATCTCCTGCTGTTCTCGAATCTGTTTCTTGAAGAGGTTTGCACGGGCACCACGCTATCCGATGCCCGACAGTCCCGACAGTACTGCGACGACCACCAGGCACCGCAGTACATACACCTATAACGTGTACGTGTATTTGAATCCTCCTTCATGCCCTCATCGCCTCGTCGAGATGGATGCGTCCGAACGGGGTGCGGATATACCAGCGTCCTCCTGCCGTCTCGTATATCCTCGCCTTCAGTATGCGGCCGCGATCGTCCGTGTATCTGTACCACAGGCGCGGATACGGGTCAGGGGTCAGGTCCATGGCTTCTATGCCCAGGTCTGCGACGACATGGAAGGTTGCGAACGGCTCCTCCGGAATGTCTGCGTGCATCTCAATCATCCTCCTGTTCGGGCCTGCGCGCCTTCGCCGTCTTCGTGTACGCCTTGACGTTCACGAGATGGAATCCCAGGCGGTTGGATACATGGCCGTTCCATATCTTCCCGTCCAGCCACCGCCTGCCGGCCGCGGATACCGCGCGCACGGTCCACACGTTCGTACCGTCGTGATGGTATGACTTGGCCCCCAGCGTTCCCTTGGACGTCAGGAAATACTCCACCTCGTCTATTCCGCGGCCCGTCCATACGGCCTGTTCGAAACCGCCTGCGTCGCCTACCAGCATCCCCGTGGTCCGGAAACCGTCCCACGCGTCTATCAGTCCGCATAGGACCAGCGGGCCGTTCGCGGCCATGTCGTCGATGCACGCCATCGCCTGCTCGCTTGTCAGTGTCTGCATCTCAATCATCCTCCTGTTCGGCGTCGCGCTCGACATAGTATTCGCGTGCGTCGTGGTACCGCCTGTCCGCGTCGCGCTCGTGCGTGTCGCGGTCCCATTCCCATGCGGCCGCGGCCTCTCTGTCCCTCTCGGCCAGCTCGGCCATGTCCTGTTCGTATCTCATCTGCGCTATCGTCTTCATTGTCGCTATCTCCTTGGGTTGTGTTGCGGGGTTTCCACCCCGCGGGGTATTCATAGGATGGTCTGGAACTCCTTGGATTTGGGCCCGTGGTATCTCAAAGCGATACGCCTGACCGTCGGCTGGCTGGCGTGCCAGTCGTCTTTTGAGCCGTCCACCCAGCCAGAAGGCAGCTCGAAGTCCTTAGGGACCACGATGGCCTGGCGGTCCGAGTCCTCGATAAGAAGGTCTTCGAGTCCGCCGTAGCTCAGGACGATCGTGAGGTTCGGGGGGAACGACGCGCTCATCTCGTGAACCATCCTCACCATTTTCGAGAATGCGTAGAACTGGATGGTAGGATGTTTCCTGGCCAGCTCCATCCAGCCCTTCAGATAGGCCCGATTGAAGAAGTCTCCGCTGTCATGAATCCGTACATAGGGCTTCAAGTCCAGCGTCTCGGCCTGGGCCTCCATCGCCGTCAATTCCCCATCCAGCATTTTCCATAGGGTACCCTTGAAGTACATGACCAGGTTCTCCATGTGGCCCTTGGATGCCAACTTCATACGGCCGTTGCACGCGTAGCAGCCCTTTTTACACTCGCCTGCATTCGGGCAGGTCAGGCCAGCGGGCATACTGAACGACTTGAGCAGTATATCGGGATGCTTTGCCATAGTGGCCTTCATCTTCGTGTTTCCAGTACTCAGCGCATTTTTGAAACTCATTTCAATCTCTCCTATTCTTTTTCATGAAGTCGTTTGATGTTGTCGGTTATAGATTGGGGCCCGCGTTCCCTCATCGTCGTCGGACCCCGTTCAATCATTCAGCACCTCATGCACTCATCCAAGTGGATGCGTCCTGTCGGCGTGCGGATGTACATACGTCCTCCTGCCGTCTCGTAGATTCTGGCCTTATGGATGTATGCACACCCAGAGTATCTGTAGATGATGCGGTCATTCATCCCGCATTCAATCTTTAGAATCTCGATGCCCATGTCCGCAAAGATGCGGTAGATTGCTATCGGCTGGGTATAATCCGTGTTCATCTTCAGCACCCCCATCCGCTGGGCCTCGTCTCATGCTCGGCCTCTCTCAGCAACTCGCGGATGTCCGCGTCCGAGATATCCGACGGCATTCCAGAATCCCATTCGGCGACGTCCTCAGAGTTGAATTGATGCCATGGGTAGCCCTTCATGAGCCTGTCGTTCGCGGTCCTCGAATAAGGCCCGTAGACGGTGATATCTCCGCTGTCGCTGTCATAGATGGCTGTGAACCCTAGATTGGTTCTGAACTTGATGCCCCTCGTTGCGCTGGGTGATATCCTTACAGCCATTCAGTTCCCCCCCTCATCGACCCACACGGACCCGATAACCATATCCGCGTATGCATCGTACGCGTCGTCATGCGTGTAGTCGTAGTGGCCGTTCGACCAGCACGGCACGTACTCGTCGGCCTTGGAATCCCAGTAGAAACCGAACCCGACGCCAATCACGTAGCCGTGGCGCGCCTGAGCCAGTGCTATCAGCTCACAGTCGGATGAAAACCCGACCTTTAGGACGCGCATACCGCATACGTTCACCTTATCGCGTTCAGCCAGCATATCGATTGTCGCGCCTATCGTCTGCAAATCCGTAGCCAATCCAGTAATCATATCCATTACCTCCTATTGATGTGCAAAGGGTTTAGTACTCGGCTCCTAGCAGTTTGCACGCGGTTCTGATTGCGCGCGCTCTTACGTCCTTAGGGACATAATAGAACATGAGATTGTGGATAAGGAACCCGTCCTCAGCCCACATTTCATGGCCTATCTTATCGGGTCCGATGAGCTCAACAGTGTTGTGAAGGTCGGGATGGGTAACGAATCTCCATCCGCGGATAGTCCACAGAGTTTCACTCATCGTCATCATCCCCATCGTCGGCGTTCCAGTCCTCACATAGAACGCGGTAGTTCAGGCACTCGTTGCCGATCCACATGACCGCATCGCCCATTCCCCAGTCCGAATCATGTGTTTCGAGGACGGTATCGTCGTCGTCGAAATAGGACAACGAATCCAGTAAATCGTTTACAATTTCACGCATCTTACCTACAGTAACTGCCATTTCAATCAACCTCCAAGTTGAAATACGGGGGACACCCCCCCGCGGGGTTTTTCACTTCTTTTTCACCGTTATTTTAACGGCACATGGCGCCTGAATGGAAAATTGGGCTATCTCCTCTCCGCTGAAGAACCGACTGTATTCCTTTAGAGATGGTTTGTATTCATCAGCCAGACATTCGCGCATACGCTCATCGCGTTCAGGATAGAGCGCGCGCGCTTTTTCATGGATAAGCTGGGTTTCGACGCCAGTCGAAACAGTGGTTTTGAATCCATCGATGTTATAGTTGACACCGACGCCACCGAGCGCGATAATCTTTTTACCCAGCTCGGTTTTGCACGCCATAAGGCTTTTTATCTGTCTGTCCGTGCGGACGTAATCCGCCAATGCTTTATCGAGTTCTGCATCCATTGCACTACCTTCTTGTTGCCACTTATGCCCGTGGCTGGCTGTGGCGCGTCGCCATGGACCAATCCAACCCTTGGATTGGCACCCCATACGTGCGCGCATTCACACACCTACAGCTACCTCTACCGTCGCACTTAAGGGACCTCCTCAAGCACCCATATATCAGGGACACATGCACGACATATGCTATTATTGGGGCGTTACCCCCTGTGTTCCCGACAATGACTAGATACATTCCGTTAGTATATATACATTTGTATTGTGTATTTTACGTAGAAAAAAAATTTTTTTTTCGCCGCGATACGGATTTTTGGACGGTTTTTTGGGGGGTAGTTGAGTTTCGATAGATTTCTACTCCTCTTCCCTATATATATCCTCCTCCGTTTTCCGCTCCTCTTCCCTATACATATTCTCCTCTGCTTCCTGCTTCTCTCCTCTTCCCCCCATACGGCCCCTCCCTCCGCCTCCGATCCTCTTCTCCGTCCCCGTCCGCTCCGATCTCGGCGTGTACGAACCCTATATATAGTCCAGACCCTATCGGCATCCGAGCGATATGGCGAATCAAGGTCGGCGCGTGGTATGGTGCGCGGGATGCGGGATGTTCATCCCCAGTCCGTCGCCCTATTCCGGCATCTGCGCCAGATGCGGCTCCCCCATAAAGGAGCTGAAGTGCATCAGGTGCGGGCACGTCTGGAAGCCGAGGGATCCGAAGCATCTTCCGAGGACATGTCCGAAGTGCTGCTCGCCCTATGCCATGTACACGCGCGTGAGGAACGGAACGATGAGGAAGGAGGAGAAGGAATGAGCGATTTCAGAGTGGTCGTCGATCAGGTCGGCGGAGCGAGGGTGGTCGAAGAGGCGTTCGACACCCGCCGCGAGGCCGATGCGTTCGCCGATTCGATGATGGCCGACGGAGGCGTCCTGGACGGCTCCGGCCTCGGCGCCGTCACCGTCGGCGTGATGGAGCAGTGCAACGGCACATGGACCGTAGCGAGCAGGAGGCTCGTCAGATGCCGAAGGCGAAGGAGCCCGAATGGGTGTTCTGCGTCGTCAAGGACTCGGGGCCGAGAAGCTCCGCGTCCCGCCTGTGCATCCAGAAGGGCCTGCTCGAAGCCTTCGCCGATCTCTACGGCGGCAGGCTGGAGGAGGGCGGGAGCGTCCGCCTTCTGACGGCCCGCATGCCCGCGGGGGACGCGAAGGACGCCAGGAGGACGGTGCTGGACTTCGCCGACATCTACTCGGTCTCCGGGATGGCGGGGGCGGAGCGCATGCGCGGCCGCCTGGTCGAGCTCGCGCGGTCCCCGGACGCGCAGGGCATGGGGGCGGATGCGCTGAGGTCGGTGCTGGACAGGCTGTCGTCGGAATACGATGTGTTCAGGAGGGGCGCCGATGAGCGACATCCTCGCTCTGCTCGAAGACATCAGGAGCATGATGGAGTCCGGGGAGAGCGCGAGCGTCTCCATGGCCTTCCGCGTGGCCGATGCCATCGCGTCGCTGAAGGCGTCCGCCGAGGCCCCGCCGCAGGCTCCTGCCCAATCCGAGGCTCCGCCGCAGTCACCGCCTCCGTTCTCGCAGCGCGGGTACTCGTGGGGGCCCGCGATGAGGGCGTGCGGGACCGAGCCCGCCGATGTCCTGAACGCCGATGCGGACGGCGCGGCGGGCGACGCTTCGAGGCGCTCGTTCGAGCCCGCTCCGCAGCAGGAATCCGAGGAGCCCGGCTCGAAGGGCCTGCTCGGCCGCATAGCCGATCTCGCAGGGGGGCGCGAGCGATGGCGGCTCCGAGGAGGAAGGCGAAGCCGAAGGCGGAGGAGAGGACGCAGGAGCAGGAGCCCGTCGTATGGGATCCGTCGATGGAGGAGCCGTCCGCTCCCGTCGCGGAGAAGGCTCCCGAGCCTGAGCCCGAGAAGACGGAGCCCGAGACGGCCGAGCCCGTGCCGATGGCGGAGGCTCCCGAGCCTGAGACGGCCGAGCCTGCGCCCGAGAAGTCCATGCGCGACAGGCTCGTCGAGGCCGTCGGCGCACCCTCGCCCGACTGCGTCCCGACGCTCATCCAGTTCGAGCAGAGGAGCGGCCGCCCGTGCACGGTGCTCGTCGAGGCCGACGAGGCGGCGGTTCGCAGGGCATGGGCCGTCTGGTCGGCGGAGAACGGCACAGGGCAGGAGACGTTCGTCATGGCTCTGCTCGACGCCATGGATGCATGGCCTGCGCGCATCATGCGCCCGTGCACCCTCGTCCGTCTGGGCTGAAACATCTTCGCGCCCGCGAGGGCGCATCCTTCTTCATCTCCCTTCTTATATAGTCCGGGCACCCTAGGGGCGGTCATGACAGATGACGGTTCGCCCTACGACGATTTCCTCCGCGAGGGATCGATGGAGAAGGCCCTCGGCCTGTTCGAGAGGAAGAACAAGAACGGGGAGCAGCCCGGTGCGGGCACAGGTGCAGGCACAGGTGCAGACGCCGCTCCGGAGAGCGGCGCGGGCTTCGGCGGGAAGGTCAAGAATGCGCTGGGCAAGATCGGAGAGAAAGTCGGGGGCGCACCCGGGCAGGAGAATACTGCCGAGACTCATGAAGAGTCGAATGATCTCGCATCCGACGGCATGACGTTCGATTCCGACAGACCCGTGGACGAGCATCCCGAGGCTTCCGACGAGACCCGTATGAGGGAGCTCCGCCGGATGGGCGAGGCGAACAAGGAGGCGGTGAAGAATACAGGCGCAGGCGACGTCTATGCCGACAGAACCGATCCCGAGAATGCGGACGAGGTCGCCGCGAAGCAGCTCAAGCAGAACGAGCAGGTCGCCGCAGATGCGGAGAAGCAGAGACGGCTGTCGAATGAGAAGACATGGGCTGAAGAGCAGGACGAGGCGGAAAAACAGAATGCGGAGAATCCGGATGGCACTCCCGAGACGAAGGATGCAGGGAATCCGAACGTGCAGCCCGACTCGCTCATCGCCGATCCCAAGCAGAGACAGGAACAGCCTCCGCAGGATTCGATGTATCAGGATCCGAAGGCGCAGGACATCTACAGGCGCCATGCGGAGAAGTTCCTCAAGGCCGCAGGGGAGACCGCCGTCGAGAACTGGGGCGAGGGCGTGTCCAGAGGATGGGACATGGCGCAGAACATCGTCAAGATGACCCTGACGCACCCGTCCGCCATGTCGTCCTCGTCCCGTCTCATCGGGACCGCCCTGACAGGACTGCAGACCGCATCCGACTTCGCGGACAAGGCGGCCGCCAGATACGGCATGGCCGCGGATGCCGACCCGGAGCTGGTGAAGGACACGCTCAGATACAGGCTCTACAGGAGGGATGCGAAGGCGGGCGAGAACGTCGTCGGCAACACCTTCAGGACCATCTCCGACTCTTTGGCCAGGAACGGCGGCGACATGGCGGACATGTCCCCGTCCCAGCTCTCCGCGCACATGCGCGACATGCAGGGCGAGAAGGACAGGCTGGTCGCCGCACTGCAGGAGCCCGACCTGAAGCCGTCGGACAGGAGGCTCCTGATGGGGCAGGCCCAGCATCTCCAGTCGTACATGACGGGCATCGCCAAGCAGGCCAAGTCGCTGCAGGCCCAGCAGAACGAGGCGAACAGGTACGCGAGGGCGCAGGATCTCGACAGGAGGAAGGTCGCATACGACACGCTCCCCTCGGGCGACCCGAACCCGTGGAGCCTGGTCCTCCATGAGGCGTCGCCGAAGTTCAACCTCGAGATCGATCCTCAGACCGGGGCGCCGAAGACGAGGGAGGGGATGAATGCGGCCGCCAAGACCATCGAAGGCATGATAGGGCGCATCGAGGCCGATGCGGCGATGGATCCGAACACGAAGGCCGCATACATCGCGCATCTGCACGGGCTCCTGAAGCAGGCCTATTCGACGAAGGAGCGGTGGGACGAGACCAGCGCCCGCACCAAGGCGTCCGACTTCGGCTCCGTCATGCAGGACCTCGCCGCCAGATTCCCTGCGCTGGCCAACGACAACGGGAAGAGGCTGAGGGACCTGTACGAGAAGGGCGAATGGCCCTCCGACGGCAGCGTGACCCTCAGAGCGCTCACCGCGAGATTCGCAGAGATGGCCGCCTCGGGGGACGAGGAGACGAGGAACGTCGGGAACCTGTTCCTGTCGTCCCTCAACTCGTATGTCAATTCGAGCAAGCTGGGCAACCGCATCGCATCCTATTCCCTGAACGACCGGAACAGAGCCATCAACGGGCATGTCGCGGAGCTGAAGGCCGCGCAGGCGCATCTGGACGAGCTCGCGGAGGAGGCGGCCGACGGAACGCTCACGCAGGAGCAGGCCGCAGAGAAGGCAAAGTACGAGGCCCGCATCGCCATGGAGCGCAGCCTCATCGAGGGCCTTCAGAAGGGCGTATCGGATATGAACATCGACGAAGGTGTGCTCAGCGATGCGTACAAGGACCTGCACAAGGTGCTCTTCAGGAGCACACGCGACGATGTCACCGGCGCAAGGTTCGATGTCAACGACCCGAAGGTGCAGGAGGCCCTCGCCAGATTCGACTCCGTCGTGAGACGCTACGAATACAAGTACTTCAACAGGCTCCTCGACAGAGGCGCCGCGGTGAGGGGCGTGCTGGACGGGCAGGACGGCGGCGGGGCGCCCCTCCCTCCGCCCGGCGGGCAGGGCGGAAGGCGGGTTAATCCCAGACGTCAGAGGCAGAGGAAGAAGACTCCTCCGGCAGACGGCACTCCCGATGTCGCCGATATGAGCGGGTACGACGAGAGCAGACCGCTGGATGTGGGCAATGCGACCGTGTACGACAGGAACGGGAATCCCACTCCGGCCAAGGTCGTCGTGGATGCGAACGGCAAACCTCTGCTCGGCGAGGACGGCAGACTCCGCTTCGTGGCGCTCCGCGGAAAGGAGGGGGGGAAGAGATGGGTCGAGATCGACGGCAAGGGCGCATACAAGGGAGAGCTGTACGAGCGCAAGGCTCCTGAAGGCGAGGGAGCAGGAGGCGATGCGGATGTCCCTCCCGGGGGCGAGGATGAGGCTTCCCATGATGATGCCGAAGATGAGGCGAAGCCGCCCGAAGGCGAGGGTGCAGGACTGGGCGGAGGCGACAGACAGGGCGACGCGGATGAAATCCCTCTTGATGATGCCGAAGGTGAGACAGAGCAACCTGTAGATGAGCAGGGTGCCTCTCTTGACGATACCGATGATGAAACAACAAATGAGGGAACTGGCTATCAGAAGAGATGGGATGCACGCGGAAGGCTTCCCGCGAAGAGGAAGATATTGGAGAGAAGATATGGCATCCTCGGACTTGATGGGAATAGATTGACCGATGCCGATGACGATCTTATCCTGAGCAACGGATTCAATGAGAAGGACATGTCCGTTCCGAAACAGCAGGGTGCGGCCAATACTCGCTATTCCAATCTTGCCAGCTTCTATAAGGCCCATGAAAAGGATATGTCTCCTGAATTCAAGAGAGGTCTTCTTCTGCGTATGCAGAATATAAGATCCATCATAGGGAAGAGTCCGGAAGAAAGGAAGAAGACCCTGATGGGCAAATTGTTGGGAGAGGACGGGAAGGTCAATGAGGATTTCTTCGCCGATCCCGATTTTGCGCGTCAGAGTCTGGACAGTCTGAGGTTCATCACAGTCAACAAGAAGGGCAAACTGGCCCTGAACATGAATGTGATTGAAAAAGCAGGTTTCGATATAGATACGCGGCAGGCTCTGGTCGCACGCATCAATCGGTTCCTGAATGCGAAGCAGAAGATTGGGGTTGGAAGGACAGGCGATGCAGATAGAGATGCGGACGATATGGACGGGATAGCGCCTCCTGAAACGGATATGAACACGTCTCCCGAGACGCCTGCATTCGACCCCTCGAAGCTGGATTCGCGCGGAAGCCTGAATCTCGGCGACAGTGCTGCTATCAAGGGCTATTTCAGGAGCATAGGTTTGAATCCAGATGATATCGATATGAATGTCATCGGAAAAGTCACTGCGGACATGAATCTCAACGATGCTATGAATACGGCCCGTGATGCATTGTATGAGTATGTGAAAGGCGAAGGAGTCGATACGGACGCCCTGAGCGATACGCAGAAGAAGAATCTGGACGATATCGGCAGAGCACTCGGCAACAATGCATTCCATGAGCTCAAGAGGTCCGGAGAAAGCGGAGACGGGGAGCAGGGCAGAGGCAGGGACGCCGATGATGATCAGAAAAAAGGCGATGAGCAGAAGAGTGTCCCCATCGTCTGGCCTGACACAGGAAATAAGGCTGCGAAGCTGGCTGCGCTCTATGCAGCCACTGAAGCGTACCGCAATGACCCTGGAACCGAGACCGATCTTGTTGCGATGTATCGCGCATTCGTGGCTGATCCCACAATGAGCATCTATCGCAAAAAGAAGGATCAAAAAGTCAAGGATTTCATAGATCAGGCGGAGGCACAGGCGAAAGCCAAGGGCGTATCGCTCGAAGAAGTCGAGAAGACGAAGAACGACATGAAAGACGACTCGAATGGGAAGCCTCCTATGGATAAGGATGTCGAGAATGCCTATGCCGTTCTACGCGACAGCATCATGGGATGGAAAGGCGGGCGCGGGGACCGTGAGAAAGGGAAGGTAGAGACGTATGCCGGCCTGGAGGAATTCATGAAGAACGCCGCCACCAGTCTTCAGACCCTGGCTCGGGTGCAGAAGAAGGGAAAAAAGGATACCGAGTATGCGAATGCAGTGGATTCCATCGCGAATATGTTCCTGGATCCCTACAACGGATTCAGAAACAATTATCTGAGCTTCGAAAAACAATATAGGGATGGGCAGAAAGCAGGTTTGTCCGATGAAGACGAGGGCCAGAAGAATCTGTTGAGAAAGATGGCCATTATCAGGAACTCATACAATACGCTCAAAGCGGTTCTGGCAAACGACCCCAACGGATTCGGAAACAAATTGGGCGAATTCGATGCTGTCATGCATGCTGTCGGCAAGAGGGAAGAATATGGCGAAGCGGAGAATAAGCGCGAGAATGCGGAGAGGGAAGCGAACCGTGAGAATGCCCATAAGAACGTCAAGCCTATCGATCCGAAAGAGGAGGTGAAGACTCTCGGCAAGCTCAAGGGTCTCGACAGCAAATGGAATGGGGCTGCGAGGCTGGTAAGCTGGCTCGACGCCGCGGACAAGAACGATACAGATGCCAGGAACTATGCGAAATCGTTGAGATCCATGTTCTATGTGACGACTAAAGGGGGAGGATACAGACTCAACAGAACTCTGAACAGGCTCAATGCTTTCAGAGGCGAGAAAGGCGATATCAACAAGGGAAAGGTGGATGACCTCATGGCCAAGTACGGCCTCGAACCCGTCTTCGGCACGAAGCCTGCGAAGGAGGAATCGGAACCCGAGCCTGCTCCCGAAACAGGAAAGGATCTGTGGAATCAGGACAGAATGATCGGCGTGATGGGCGAGGTAGCTGGGGCAAATGATCCCGGTAAGAGGTGGGATGCCTTGGAGAAGATACTCGTGCATCTCGACCCTGAAGATGACGATGCGGACCTGAGCTGGCTGAAAGACGTGGATCGCAATCTGTTGAACGACAGGATCATGCCTATCCTGAGAGGGTACTTCTACACGACGGATGATGACGGGCAACTCGTGCCGAACGACGAGCTGCGCGACAAGGTGGATGAGGACAAGAGGTATATGGTGGACAGAGTCATGGAGGCATACGGCCAGAAGCCTGTATTCGAGTCGGAAGAGCAGGATGGCGAGGAGGAAAAGAGATGACGAAGCTGAAGATAGTCTATATGGACCCGAGGAAGCTCACGCCCTATGAGAACAACCCGCGTGAGAACGACAACACCGTGCCGTATCTGATGAACTCCATCTCGGAGTTCGGCTTCCTCATCCCCGTGGTGGTGGATTCCGACGGAATCATCATCGCGGGGCATACCCGCATCAAGGCGGCGCTGGAGCTCGGGCTGAAGGAGGTTCCGACCATCTGCGCATCGGACCTGACGAAGAAGCAGGCGGATGCGTTCAGATTGATAGATAATAAAATAAATGAACAGAGCTGGTGGGATCAGGACAAGCTCAGAGAAGAGATGGACAAGCTCGATGTGGAATGGGAGAACTTCGGCTTCGAGCCCCTGCCCGACATGGAGGACATCCCCGTATGGGACGGAGACGGAGGAGAAGAGGTTTCCGAGGCTCCTTCCGAAGCCTCCTGCGACGAGTGCAGGCTCCTGGTGATAGTCCCCGAAGGCATCGATGCGTCCGAGGTGGAGAACACCGTCACGAGCCTGGGCTGCAAGGTCAAGGTGCTGGACCGAGGTCCAGCTCCCAAACTCCTTTCCTCAGCGTCTCCGGCTCTCCGAACTTCATATCGAAGTATCTCTCGGCGAGGTCGGGGCGGTCGCTTTCGAAGTGCATCATTGCCTTCATCGTGGCGCACGGCTTGTCGGATTTCGCATACTCCTGGTTGGCTATGCAGAACTCTCTGAACGACTTCTTCTTGAAGATGGAGGGCTGGTTGCACCATCTGGCCAGCTGCACGTACAGGTCCCTGTACTCGCTGTCCTTGTACGCCTCGAACCTCATGACATACGGAAGGCACTCCAAGCTCATGCACACGCGGATGCGCTCGAACAGGAACTCCAGATCCAGCTGGTCCTTCGACCTGCGGTCGGGCAGGCTCCTCATCGCCATCACGTGGGCGCCCATGGGCCTCTCCGGCTTCGCAGGCGTCTCGTCCACAGGGTCGAATGCGCATATCAGGTAGAGCTTCGTGCTCCTGTCCGTATGCGATCTCCAGAGCTTCAGCTTCCTGTATATCAGCTCGAAGTCGTCCACGCGGTCGAATGCGAACGTATAGTCTCCGTAGTACTTGCACGATGCCAGACGGGATGCCTTCTTATCGGACATCAGGCGGATGTCCATGCCCTGCTTGAAATGGAACGGCTTCCCGGTGGCTTCCAGCTCGTCCATGACCGCCTCCCAGTCCTTGCATCCGAGGATGTTGTCATCCTGGCAGGTGATGTACTTCCTGCTCGGGTCGAGGAACTCCGACACGGGCGAATGCCTGACTGCGCGACGGTCGTGGAACCTGTTCACGCAGAAGTCGCATCCTCTGAAGCATCCTCTGGAGGTGAACCCTATGGAGAAATCGGTGTAGCACAGCGTGAGCGCCCTGCTCTTCCCCTGCGCCTGCATATCCGCCACATACGCATCGTACAGATGATAGTCGGGCATGATGTGCTCTATCTCGTCGCACAGGCGCCTTCCGCCGTCCTCGAAGAATCCCGTCCCTCCGATGGCGTACACCGTCTTCTCCGACGGCAGCGCATCGACGACCTCGCGGATATCCAGATTCAGCGCCCTTAGGTCCGTCCCCATCGCCTTCGCAAGCTTCTCGGGGACCTCGGAGAATGTGAAGACCTTCGACACCAGCACGGCATCGAACGTATCCAGATCGTCGAGATCGGCGGCTTTGTAGAGCGATACGACGTCGCAGCCTCTGCTTCTGCAGTATGCGCTCATCTTCATCTGGGCCAGATTGGGGAATCTGGTCCCGCTGGACATCAGATCGACATCCACCATTCCTATTCTGAGGCGTTTCGCATCCATGGTGCATCATCCGAGAGTACCTATATATATCTATCTTGCATCCTATCTCGGAGAGGACATGGCGGAGAAGCTCGAACTGATGAAGCATCAGCGCTATGCGCTGGGGTGCATGGGCGCGATGGACCATCTGGCCATCTACTACGAGGCCGGAACGGGGAAGACCGCCATCGCGCTGACATGGCTGATATCGGCGATGCGCGATGGAAGGGTGGGGAACGCCCTCATCGTCTGTCCTGCATCGCTCACGAACAACTGGGCGTCCTCCATCGACGGAATGATGCGCTTCGAGGGCGTCACGGAGGCCGATGTGGAGGCTCTGAAGGCCCGCACGACCATAGTCTCGTACCGCAGGACCCTCGGAGACCGCGAAGTGCGCGTATTCAAGCGCGGCGGACGCGAATGCAAGAGCACGATATACCATCCGAAGGCCGAATTCGACCGCGAATGGGACGCGATAATCCTCGATGAGGCCCATTTCCTGGGCGGACATTCGAGCGGACAGACGCAGGTATGCCTTGAATTGGCCAGAAAAGCGCGTTACAGGTACATTCTGACTGGAACTCCCGTCTCCGGCTCGGCCAAAGGCGGGGGGAAGGACTGGCAGAAGCTCTACGGACAGATGAGATTCCTCGAACCGGACATCTGGCCGAGCTGGACGGCCTTCTGCGGGCGGTATGTGGCCTCTCTGGACAAGTGGTTCAAGCCCGATTCGTACAACGAGAGGGCCTGCGAGGAGCTCATACAGGCCCACGGCATCTTCGCAAGGCTCGAAGACTGCGTGGACATGCCCGGATTCACCGATACGGACATCGCCTGCCCTCTTGCGGAGAAGAAGGTGTACAAGGATGTGCGCGAGATGTGCCTCGATGCCTACAATATAGACCCTCAGACGGGAGGTTCGACCTTCGGGAAGCTCCTTCAGGTCTGTTCGGGCCATCTGAGGGACGATGACGGCCGCATCCTGCAGCTCAAGACGTCCAAGGACGAGGCTCTGGAGGACATCCTGCTCGGAACCGACGATAAAGTGGTCATCTTCTGCAGATATACGCCTTCTGTGGACAGATGCGCCGAGATCGCACGCAAGATCGGCCGCAAAACGGTCATTTTCGACGGAAGACGCACCGAAGACACGTCCGTGAAGTTCCAGAAAGGCGATGCGACGGTCATCGTGGCCCAGTATCTGGCAGGAGGAGCAGGTCTGGACCTGTTCGCAAGCCATACGATGGTCATGTACGAGCCGACTCTGAGCTCATTGGAGCTGGCGCAGTCCCGTGCGCGCATATACAGAAAAGGACAGACCGAGAAATGCAGATATCTGTGCCTGACGACGCCGGGAACGGTCGAGGACAAGGTCTGGAAGAGCGTTCTGAACGGCGTGGACGTCACTGCGGAGATGCTCAGAGAGTATTCTCTGGGTTCGTGATGAATACATTGTAGAAATGTATATATACACAGTGTGCATACAAGGATTTGCAAGAAGCGAGGTGAGAAAGATGCCTGAAGAAGCGATTGCGAAGAAGAAAGCGAAGAAAATCGAAGAAGAAGCACAGACTGAAGAGAATATGGAGAATATCGAAGAGGCCATCGAGGAATGCGTCGAGGAGACGCCCGCCGAGAGCGGCCCGTATCCCGTCGGAGTGCTCAGGAAGCTCAACCAGATAAGGGGGATGACCCTTACCATGGACTGGACCCCCGACAAGGTCATGAAGATCGGCTCCGACAGGAGCAAATGGTACCCGTACCTGTCCGTGGACAGGATGAAGTCCCTCCTGAACCCTGCCTTCGCCAAGGCCGGACTGGAGGTCGTTCCCTGCTATGAGGATATCGCGTTCCGCGGAGCCATCGGGAACATGAGCCAGCATGTCACCCTGATGCTGATCATCGATGTCGTGGACATCGACACGGGAGCATATATCAGGTACCGCGTCCCCGGAGAGGCCGGGGATTCGGGCGACAAGGCCCTGTCCAAGGCGGGAACCTATGCTCTGAAGGGCTGGCTGTCCGGAACGTTCATGCTCGGAGAGGGGTTCGACCCCAATATGACCGAGAGCGACGAGTCCTCGGACGGCTTCCCTGCAAGGCCTACGCTCACAGAGGCCGTCGAGATGAAGTCCAAGGTGCTGGACGGGGGCGTCAAGCCCGCTGTGAAGGCTCCGAAGGCTCCAGAGGCCCCCAAGGCGGCCGCTCCTGCGCCGAAAGCGAAGGCGGATGGGAAGAAGCCGACGCTCATCCAGGAAGCGACCATGAAGAAGATCTGCGACAGCTGGGCGGAGGCGGCCCGCGAGGGCAAGGTCGGCGCCGAGAGGTACAACGCCATGTCCGAGGCGAGGGCGTCCGTATCCACGCAGTCCGATGCAGTGGACTTCATCGCCGACTTCGAGAAGGTGGCGTGATGGCCCGCAGGTACAGTGCGCCCAAGTGCGCATACACCGTCGAGAACGGAGTCATCCGCACCGACGGATCCGTGCACAACAAGGTCACTGGAACCGCCATGGCCGCGGTTCTGGGACTGTCTCCGTGGTCCACGCCGTTCCAGGCGGCCTGCTCCATGCTGGGGCTGGGAAGAGAGGACCTGGATGGGAAGCCCGCCATCGAGACGGGAAAGGCCCTCGAACCTGTGATAATCGACTACCTGGGCAGAACGTATCCCGAGCAGGGCCTGTTCCTGCCTGCGGAGAAGGTCTTCGAGAAGCGCGAGGGCGACCACGACTCGTGGGAGTCCGACTTCGAGGACGATGTCTTCGCAGGACACGTGGACGGCATCGTGATGCGCAAGGCGGAGGACGGCTCCTCCGACGAGTACATCCTCGAGATCAAGACGTCCGGGAACGTCGGAGCATGGACGGGCAAGGAGCATGCGGGAGTGCCGGAGTACTACTACTGGCAGGTCGCACTGTACAACGAGTTCCTGACGCAGAAGGACAAGGCCTTCGTCGGACTCGGACTGGTCGATAGGAACGCATACGCCAACCCGCAGTGCTGGGTGCCCAGCACGCAGACGTCGGCGCTGTTCGAGATGCCCATCGACAGGGAGCAGGTGGCGGAAGGGATGGAGCGCGTGAGGGCATGGTACGCCGAATACGTGCTCGGCAACGTCACTCCTCCCTACGACCCGTCCAACGACGGCGACAGGGAGCTCTACGAGCATCTGGCGGGACTGGTCGAATCCATCGATGAGACCCGCGCCCGTCTGGAGGAGCTGGCAGACATCGACAGGAAGCTGGCCGTGGCCGAGCTGGAGCACGCGGACCTGACGGCCGCGAAGGAATCCCTGCAGGCCCAGCTCAAGGACTGGATGGGATACCACAAGGTGTCCTCTCTCGCAGGAGAGGGATGCACCGCTTCGCTCTCCGTATCCGAGAGGAAGACTCTGGACAAGGGTCTTCTCAAGGAAGCGGGAATCGATGTGGACAAATACATGAAGGTCACATCCGTGAGCACATTCAGGCTCAAGAGGAGAGACTGAAAACCCTTTACCGATGAAAAAGAACACAAGGAGTGAATGAAATGGCATTCGAGAACAAGACATGGGCGCTCAGCGGAATCAACGTATCCGTCGCGGGGGACTACATCCCGCCCGAGGAGGGATACCAGTACCTCAAGATCACCTCCGCATCCTACGACGAGAACAACGCGAGATACAAGATCGGATTCACGTCCCTCTCCAACAACGCGGACTTCTCCCAGATGTACTTCTTCAGCGCGAAGGACGACGATTCCTTCCCGCCGAAGCTCACCAACGTGAAGCAGATGGGGGTCGTGGCATCCCTCGGAAAGGCCCTCAGCGGAACCAATATCGGCATCCCCAATCCCGAGAGCATAGTCGGAGGAGTCGTCCTCGCGGACGTCAAGCTGGAGACCTACAACGACAAGACCAGAGCCAAGATCTGGAAGTACGAGCCCGTCCCCAGAGACATCGTGGAGAGCTTCGCCGACATCGAGCAGTTCTACGAGCCTACCGATGAGGACGTCTCGGGCGCCGAGGAGCCTTCGGAGGAGGCCTCCGAGTGAAACCGAGGGGCTTCGGCCCCTCCAACGGTGTGATAGGATGACCAATGAGTATCTTCTGACCAACTGTCTGCACCTCGCCACGAACGGAACTCCGTATCTGTCCATCCCCAAGCTGTGGGACATGGATGAGGGAGACCTGGTCGATGTGATCCTGATAGTCCGCGACAGCGACGAGGTGCTGCAGATCGGCAGGAAGACGGTCGCCAACCGCGGCGGCTCCCAGTGCATATACGTCCCGAAGAGCCTGTATGACACGTACGATCTGAAAGGGAAGATGCTGAACATCTCGGTACGCAAGGTGCAGCATGAGGCAGCCTGAGAGCATCATCAAGTCCGATATCAAGAAGGCTCTCGCCGAGAGGGGCGCATACTTCGCACCCGTGGCGCAGGGAAGCTTCGGAAAGCCGGGCGACCCCGACATGGTCGTCTGCTACAGGGGTCTGTTCATCGGCATGGAGGTCAAGACCGCCGCCGGGAGCATGAGGCCCATCCAGAAGCGCCGCATGAAGGAGATAAGGGCCGCAGGAGGCGTCTACGCCCTGCCCCGCTCCGTCGAGGATGCGATGGCCCTGCTGGACGAGCTGGACCCGATACTGGACGAGATGGAGCGCATGGCGGAAGAGCATGGATTGAGCATAGGAGGAATGGGACATGTGGAAGAAGAGTCGTGAGAACCCGAAGGACATCACCATCGGCGTCCATCTGGACAGAGCGGACCCTGCTGTCAAGACCTATTCGCTGGGTTTCGAGATAGGGCGCAAGCAGGTGGAGGTCATGTTCACGGAGCATGCTTTCAAAGAGCTCGTCGAGAAGATGGGCGAAGCTCTGAACGAGGCCTCGCGCATATATCGAGGGGCTTTCCAAACCATTTATCCTTTATAAATCAGATATACATTCTGCAAAGCATGATCGATTCAAGCGGTACGGATGTCTATTGCACGCCGGATGACGTGGCGATGGCGATGGACCTTCCCAGTCCGGACGACCCCTTCAAAACGATGGCATTCGACGATATGAGCCATCCGTCCTTCGAGCAGGTGGAGCGCATGATACGCTCCAACAGCGAGATGATAGACAGGCGTCTGAGGCGTTCCTGGCGCGAGAACCGCGTCAAGGACAGGGTGGTATCCATCGACGTCTACGAGCATGACGAGAACACGTGGCGCACGGAATACTGGCTCCGCGGAGGCAACTTCGTCCAGCTCGAACGCGACCTGCGCCCCCTGGACCCTGCGAAGGGGGACAAGGTGGAGGTGCGCTCCTTCTCCGGCCAGTGGCGCGACGTCAGCGCATTCGAGGGCAGCGATGCGGACCCTTCGGAGAACCAATGCAGGTTCTGGGTGGACCCTGAGCGCGGGAGGCTCTTCTACCGCGCCAATATCTTCCAGCCCCGCTACAACACGCTCAGGCTGACCTACAGATGGGGAAGCGAGGAGCCTGCGCCCGAGGCCATCAGAAGGCTGTGCGTCCTTCTCACGATGATACAGATACTCCAGACCCAGCCGTTCTTCATCAAGGTCGGACAGGGCGGGGACCTCGGCATGGTGAGGCAGGACATGATAAAGACGTGGACGGAGGAATCCAACTACATCTGGGGCGCATACCAGAGGCCCTCCGCCGTGTTCTCCATGTACGGGTGAGCGCATGATGGACCACGTCATGGACACGGAGGCGCGGCCGGCGATATACGTCGGCGACGACGCGAAGCTCCTGTGCGACATCCTCGCGGAGGACTGGCCCGACACGCCCGGGGAGCCGAGGCCGCAGTTCGTCTACGAGCGCGAGAAGCTCATGATGGATTCCAGGTACGGCAGCGTGTTCGTGTACCTCATCTCGTCCCAGAGGATGGTGTCCGATACCGATTTCCGCACGGCCGACAGGATGCCCAGGCTGGCGATCAAGCTCTCGTGCAGGTCGAGGGAGCTGATGTTCAGATGGGCCAGGATCATCGAGTCCATCCTCCAGTCCCGTCGCAGGGCGATGAGGGCGGTCAGCCCCTACACGTACCTGGAGGTGACGAACGAGCGCCCCGACAACTCGGCGGACGGCTGGTACACATACACCTACGACATCAAGCTCACAGGATACCACGTTCCCATCCTCGGTAGCGGTGTTTTTAAACCCTCCAGAGGATATGACGGGTATGACGAGATACACGGAGGCCCTTGAATGACGGGGGTCCGCCAATCATTCATGGTTGCGAAGGAGACCTCCTTCGCATCCGGGGAGCCCGACGACGACGGCTGGTTCCACCTTCCGCCCAACTTCTTCGCGCAGGCGACGCCGACCGTATCGACCACGGAGCTGTACGGCGCAGGGTCGAAATTCTACGAGACCGTGGATTACGGCCAGTTCTCCGGCTCCTTCGAGATGTCGTTCGCAATGGACTATGAGAATCTGGCACTGTATCAGATGATATTCGATACCGTGACCACGGCATCCGCAGGAGCGGGGAAGTGGAAGCACACGTTCTCCCTCAGGAACAATGCGCTGGTGCCGTCCTTCGTCATCAAGGGGGTGACGCTCAACGGCATCACCGTCAACGGAGGACAGGACGAGAGGTTCACCCTCGTGGGATGCGTGGCCAAATCCATCAGATTCTCCCGCTCCTCGGGTGCGGCGAGGACGACCGTCACCATATCGGGATTCTATTCCGACGAGAAGACGGAGCTGGGCGACTACGGCACGTTCTACGAGGACTACGACGGCCACCTCGTGGAGTTCTCCTGTTTGTTCAAGGGAGAGGCGGAGAGCGCCAACTACATGGCGAACGTCGAATCCATCACCATCGGTCTGGATATCGGAACCAACCCCAACTACACCACATGCAGAGGCACCTCCGTCGGATACTACGGAGGGAAGGCGGACATCCAGCTGGGGATGACCGCATACGCCAACGACTTCCTGCGCTACAGGGCGCTGGTCATGGGCGGAGGGTCGAAGACCACCGAGATATCCTCGAACGTCTACAGATTCATGTGCAAGGGCAAGAGGCCCATGCCGCTGATGACCGTGGCATCGTTCACCGAATGCCGCGACGAGGGCGAGACGTTCGAGAGCGCGATCGGCAAGTCCGACCGCAGCGTCGCCTTTATAGTCGAGGATGTCATCATGAACTCGTTCACAAGGCAGAAGGGAGACGGGTCCAGGCTCATCGACCAGATGAGCTCGTCGAAATGCAGGAAGCTGACCATCGAGATAGTCAACGGACAGGAGGATCTGGGTACCGGACGCACCGTGTGATGAGAGGTAACGGCATGAGCGTGGATGGATCGATAAGGATCGATATGGCCGAGTACGGAATGAACGGGATCGTCACGGTCCGCGAACCGAGGCTGACGAGGCGCAGGATGGCTGAGAACGCCATCGGACGCATCTCGGGCATCGGAGTCAACAAGGAGATAGATCTCTCCAAGACCAGCGCGGGCGACGTGCAGACCATCGTGACCCTCATGTTCGTGGACTCCGCCCCGTTCCCCCTCGATCTGGAGGACCTGTCGGGATTCTATGCGTACTGCGACAGGATGGATGATGCGTGCAGAGGCTCCGCAGAGAGGTTCTGGAAGGACCTGTCCGCGGCCGCGGAACACATCATGGAGGGCGAGAACGACCCTTTGGAAGTCTTTGCACCGGCTTCTCAGACAGGGAGCTCGGCCTGACCCTGTACGAGGATGCGATCAAGAAGGGCGAGCTGGAGGGCGAGATGGCCCTCCTCTTCGCCTATGGTCTCCACCTCCGTCAGGGCGGGAGCATCGACAGCTTCATGGAGCTGAACTACTCCGACATCCAGATCCTGATATCCACCGAGATGGGCCTGCGCAGGTACAGCGCGGGACTCGAAGCCGACGCCGTCCTATCGAGGCTGTTCGCCAGGGATGATTGAAATGGCTGAAGAAGGAATCAAGATCAGACTGGGATTCGAGCTGTCCCCCGAAGACCTGGAGAAGCTGAGGAAGGCGCTGGAGCAGGTCATCAGCGAGCCTTTCGATGTCATTCCGGGCGGGAAGCCCTATACGCCAGGAAAGTATGCCGACAACAAGCAGACCGAGAGAGAGGCCAACGAGGCCCGCGAGAGCCTGAGTGACCAGTTCAAGGACTACATCAAGGATGAGAACAACCAGAAGAAGCTCATAACCAAGGGCGTGAACCAGGCCGAGAAGGCCGTTTCCGCCTCTCTTACCAAGGGATTCGGCATCGTCGAGGACATCTACGGCAGGCTGAAGTCGGCATCGCCTCTCCTTCAGACCATCGAGCAGCTGTTCAACCTCGCCATGACCCTGTTCTTCATGCCTCTGGGCAACAAGCTGGCCGAAGTCCTCATCCCTGCCACGGTGGACCTTCTGGACAAGGTCGTGGACATGTGGGATGCGTTCGAGGGGAAGACGCTGGGCGAGATGTTCGCATACGCTATCGACTACGGCGTCAAACTCTTCGGAGAATACTTCACGAACATCGGCGAGCTCCTCGAAGACCAGGGCGGCCTCGTGGGGGGCATCGGCACGATGCTCCAGACTATAGGCGCATTCATCGAGGGGCCCGCGATAGGCGTGCTGAACACCATCCTCACCGCCACCACCGTCATCCTGAGCCATCTGAAGGAGTTCATATCGCTGTGGATAGCGATGAAGGCCGCGGAGATGGCGATAAACGCGATGGGCATATTCAAGGACCTGGGGGCGGGCACGATGGTCGCCGTCGCGGCCATTGCCGCATTGGCCGCGGGCGCCACATCGTACGGCACTCTGACAGGGCTGGGAATGGCCGACGGGGGATATGTGCCCGCCAAGGCCGGAGGCTCGCTCAGAGTGCTCGGAGAAGGCGGGAAAGGCGAATACGTCATCCCCGAGGACAGGATGGGAAGCGTCGGAGGGAGCACGACGATCAATGTGTACGGATACACCGATTCGGAGCTGAAGACCATCATCAGGGATACGGTCAACGAGCAGGTGTCCCAGTCGCGCATCAGGGGGTCGTTCCGATGGAGGGCGTCGGAGACCTGATGCTGTCGTTCAACTATCCTGCGCGTGCAGGACTGGCTGCGGTGAAGGAGACGCTGAGGATGCCTCTCGTGGTCGATATCGAGAGGAATGTGAATGTCAATCTCACCGAGATGGGGACCATCATCTACGGATGCAGGAACAACTTCTGCATGGACCTGGGCGCGACGGAGAAGGTGACATTCAAGTGCGAGAGGGTGAATCCTTTCCCCTACAGCGACATGTCGTCGGATCCTGATGATTGGTCCAACGGCAAGTGGTACAGGCATCTGGAGGACCTCTTCGACAGATGGCAGAACTTCGGATTGGACAGCAAAGGGGAGCAGACGGGAGGATGCACGATGGTGTTCACTCCTGCCGATGCGTCGCTAATGGCGCCCATATCGGGCAATGTGTTCCTCGTGGGCGCGCTGGGTGTGAGCTATTCGGTGCAGAAGATGACCTTCAGCCTTCCGCTCCAATTCGGCAACATGAAGATGACGAGCTCCGAGGCGGAGAGGGTGACGCTCACGCTGGTGACGGAGACCTTCGATAAGAAGACCGAAACGACGACCGTGTCGGTGCTGAAGGGATACCCGCAGTCGGTACCTCTGCCCGATGAATGGGCGGACATCATGGGCGGCGCAGTATTCATAGGATGGGAGGTCTCGAACGGCGCATACGTCCCTGTAGGCTCGACATACACATATCAGACCGAGATGACCCTCACGGCGAGATGGAGGAAGGCATCGAGCGTACAGTACATCACATCCGATGAGACGGTGACGGTTCCGTCAGGAGTCGATCACGTATCCGTCTATGCAGTCGGAGGCGGAGGAGGGGCAGGCGGAAGCGCACGCTTCATCGAACTCGGAAATCAGGAATATGTGATGGCTCCGGGCGGGGCAGGCGGAGCCGGGCAGACCTCCACCGCTTCATGGGGGGTATCGGCAGGCGACATCATATCCGTGACCATCGGTGCAGGAGGCGAATGCGGAGCGAGCCGCGGAGCACTCAGCGCAGGAGACGGAGGGGATGGGAAGAACGGCGGGAAGACCGTCGTGAAATGCAGATACAACATCTGCACCGCCGAGGGCGGTTCCGGAGGCGGAGGCACGAAGAATATGGGCAGCGCAGGAAAAGGCGGAGAGGAGTATGTCGCAGGAGGCTCGTACGAGCAGGACGGAGGATACGAAGCGCCCAATGTGAAGGAGAACAGAGGCAAGAAGGGAACCAGAGGCACGGCTTCATCCCCTTCGGGTCTTGCGAATGTATTGAGATACGGGGGCGGAGGGGGCGGAGCCGCCGCATTCCGCTATGCGTTCATCGCAGAGGACGGCACGCGCTACCCTGCATCGGGATATTACGAATCGATCGGCGGAGACGGTGCCGATGAAGCAGACCCGCAGGTTCGCGCATACAGCGGAAAGGTCGGTGGAGGAGGCGGTTCGGGCCGTGCAGAGTCGTATCTGGTCGATAAGGAAAGAGCAGGCTATGGCGGCGACGGGGCGGTCATCCTCGCGTTCTTCAAGGTGAGCGGATGACCGACGAGGCAGGCAGGCTGCGCCTTGAGGACCCGTCCACAGGATATACGTTCGACTTCGGCACGGTGACGAACATCTCCGAGCAGTTCCAGAAGAGCTGCTCGGTAACGCCGATAGTGACGAAGCCGAAGCAGGCCGCGTTCCCGCTGGAATCGAGGACGTACAAGACGATAACCGTATCCTTCACCCGCAAGCAGCCCTCGTCCCCCAGCTCGTCCTCGCATGATACCGCGCGCTGGTCCAACGCCGATTGGACGGAGGCGCTGATGGAGTCGCTGGACCGCTGGCAGGCGAGGACGGACGGATACCGCCTCAGCTACGTCCCTGCGTCCGACAACCCCTACATCGCCCCGCTGAGGGGCAGGGACGGGAGCTCGTCCGAAACGGGATACATCAAGAATCTGTACATCAGGGCGGTCAAGGGCCGTCCCGAGTCCCTTCAGGGGAGCTTCGAGTTCCATGTCGGCTCCATGTATATCCGGTCCGGAACGCCCGATACGGAGGGCTACAGCAGGAAGGACTTCTCCATCACCATCAGCGACGAGAACGGCTCCAACAGCGTCCTCCTGATGCGCATGGGCGACGGCGAAGGCAGCGATATCAATCTGGTCGATTCATGCACCATCACGGCGGGCCCGGAGGCTCCGTTCGAGTATGCGCAGATAACCATCCCCAGGAAGGCGTTCTCCCGCGCATACCCGTCCCTGCTGAGCGAGAAGGAGTGCAGGCTCAAGGCGGGCAGGAACAAGCTCATAATCTCGCTCGCAGGCACCTCGACGATGACGCTGACGAAGGTCAAGCTCTCCAAGAACACCCTGACGCTCACCGCCTACTGCGACGCGGAGCGCATCAGAGGGGCCGTGCTGCAGGACAGCGCAGGCGATACGGCAGATAGATGGATCTCGAGGATTCTGACTTCAGGAGAGTTCTGCCAGGTATTCAAAGGCGATTCGCTCGTAAGCGATTTCAGCATTCCTTCGGGAAAGAAGGGCGAAACGGAATATGTGGATGAGGAGATGGATCTGGCATTCCCTGCCGGAACCAATGTCTGGTTCATCCTCCAGGTCGCGGCGATGATATGCGGAGCGAGGGTGTTCTTCGCCAACGACAAGGCGTACGTCGTCGATTACCGCAGGTCGTCGAGCCTGCTCCATCCGGAGGACATCGACCTCTACCCGTCCTCGTCGTCGAAATACGGGGCCGCAGTGGTCGGGGATGTGGACCTCGGAGACGAGGGGACGGATACGGTTGCTAACGTTGTGAAGATAAGATGTTCCATTCCTAGCGTCAAAGACGGCCGTTATGAGAAGAACAACAGTGGTTCGATAGTCTATACCTCTTATGAACAAACGTTCGTTGATGAGGCTAGCAAGGGCCTTTACGGGGAAAAGGATGGAGGGTCGTTCACATTGACCTCCCTGAAGCAGAGTTCCGACTCGGACGACATCCAATGGAAAGGCGAAAAGACCGGAGAAGGAACAGGGGAAGGAGAAGGAACAGGGGAAGGAGAAGGAACAGGGGAAGGAGAAGGGACGGGCGAGACGCCGGAGGTTCCCGACGGAGAGACGGTATGGTTCGATCAGGCGGGCAGATTCGCCAGGAACTATCTCGACTACGTGTCCGAGCCTCAGCAGACCGTGATATTCAAGATGCGCGAGCTGCACGATTCGGGGTCGATGGGGATGTGGGCGCCGTACTTCGAGCCCGCATCGGTCGCCCTGAGCTTCAGCGACGGCGTGAACGAGCTGTATGTGGACAGCGATTCCGAGATAACGGGCAGTCCGAAGAATCAGAAGCTCGCTCTGAAGACGTACGAGCGCTCGTACCCGGAATGCACCACCGAATACACCTGGGGTGTGCTGGCGTCGATGGACCTGTCATCGAACACCAGCAGGATAATGTCCAATCTGGGCAATCAGTGAACGCGCCTGGCGAGCAGGTACACGGCCGCGCATCCGATGAGGACGGCGCCGAACGCGATGAGGACAGGGGTCAGGATGCCTTCGAGCGAAAGCTCGATCCCCTCTCCGCCCCCGCCTGCGGGAGGCGCGGTCTCGAACACGGCGTCGAATTTCAACAAGCGGATCCCGATTTCGGCATATTCTGTGAAATCCTGTCCAATGATCGATGTGCCTTCATAGAAATCCCCGTCGCGGAGCTGCCATCCTGCGAATCCGTTCACATCAGTCATCTCATAGAAGAATGAGTCTGCTGTAACGGCCTGTCCTTCTGCGAGAGACAAGCAATAGACGATGCTGTCATTCACATAGAATTTCAACTGCACCGAGTCCTCCTCCGCCGCATCCCCATCCTCCGCCATAACCGGTACCGTCGCCAGCACGAGGGCGAGAAGGGATGCGAGCAATGCGATATGTCTGAGCTGCATGAGAAGAGGATGCGCTTGGAGGTATATATTGGTGGGGCGGGAGGGCGAATAGGACAAAGACCCTCCCGCCGGATGCGGCGGAGATATGACCGCAGAACCTCCATCGCAGGTCGAAGATATATAGGTTGCGCTTCGGAGTGCTGCAGAGGCTCCCGGACGCTTAGGGACCTCATGGGTGCGGAGCCGGGAGCATGCGCGGGTCGGATGAGGATGGATGCGGAGGTATATCAAGGCAGGGGACAGGGGGCGCCGGCGTTGATGGGAATGCTCGAATGGCCCGGCGCCCGTGTACCGGAAAGGATGCGGGACTTAAACGGTTTCCTGCAACAGGCGGGACACGGAGTGAAACACCCTAAAGCCCCGTGTCCGGAACAGGGATGGCGGAGGGGATATGAATGGTTTTCGGAGAAGGCGGGCGGCGCCGGACAAGGAATACTGGCAGGGTCGATACCATGAGTAATACGAACTCATCCCTGCCGGATAGGACATGGCATCGAGCCTATATAATGCTTTCATCAGGAGGGATCCTCGAAGCAGGAACGGTAGCGGAAATAGCGGAGTAGCGGGTTTTTCGCAGATCCCCATATAGTTTATTTTTTCATATACACCCCTATTTTTTTTATCTTTTTGTATACTACGCTACTTCCGCTACCATAGAATATAGTACATAGAAAAAGAGGCAGATTTGCACTATCAAAATGTATTTTAATATGTGTAATACACAATTATGATGTTTTTCGATTGTAGTGCCGGTTCGCTATAGCCTAACTACATCCGATACTGTTTTCCCATGCTCGTTGAAAAATCTGATGGAAAAATGTGAAAATTCGATGAAAACCGTCAAAATCATGAAGGTAGCGGAATTTTTCGATATCGGTAGCGAACATTCTTTTCATACAGAAATTAACACCGGGTTGAGGGTGTAAAAAGGACGATGTCGGAGAATGTATGCAATCAGAGGACCCCGACATCCGATTCAAGAAATGGATTCGCCATATATAAATCTGCCTTCTATTGAAGAAAGATTAAATATCTGCGCCGATTATGCAGAGTTATGCAATCAGAGGCGTTCGCGGGCTTTGCCCGCTTACTGAATGATGCAGGCATGCAAGTGCTTGCAAATGGAATCGTCATTTTAGATGGATTCAGTTACGGGATATTGAAAGAGCACATCCTTGAATCAGGGACAATTCGTGCAGACCTGGAGCATGCGACATCCTTTGATGTGGAACCTCAGATCCATCGTTTGGTCATCGAGATGGACAACAAGAGGGCCGTTCATATAAACGGCGTGAGTCTGACTACAGGAAAGATCGATGAGCATATCGTCGATAGAGAGATGCCGAAGTCCATCGTTGATCTGGCATCAGAGTTCGAAACCCTGTTTCCTGATTATAAATCTCAACTGTACTATGACGTGCTGAAAGAACGCGAGATGATCGATATGGCGATGCTCGGCGCCCCAGAAGAAGGATTTATTCCGATCAATGATGCGGTCGTCTCGGAATATCATCTCGAAGTCCAGAGGCTTCTCAGATGCAAAGGATATCTGGGTTCGAGATTTCCGACAGTGCAGGTGATGGATGAGGTGCTGACCATCATGGTTAGACGTACTCGTCGCAATCATTTCAAGGAATGGGTGGAATCCCACGAGTGGGATGGGAAACCTCGTTTGAGGAGAGCGCTCATTGATTATATGGGGGCTGCTGCGCCTCTGCTCAGAAATGTGAGCGATAGCGCAGAGGATGAGTATCTGGAGGCAGTATCCGAGGCTTGGTTTCTCGGAGCCATTGCACGCATGTATCGCCCGTGTCAGCACGATATAGTACCGGTGTTCATCGGACCTCAAGGAATCGGGAAAGGTACTGCCTTGAGGTTCTTGGCAGGTTCGAATGAATGGTATGCGGCCACTACTACGGATATATCTCGTTTGGATAGATTCCTGGATTCTGTAAGGGGAGCAGTAATTGTAGAAATGAGCGAATCGACTCAGATTCGCAATCGTTCGTCTCAAGAGGAGCTGAAGGCATTTATATCCAAATCAGAGGATAGGCTTCGTAAGGCATATGCGCGTCATGATGAGATCTATCCGCGCCATTTCATACTTGCCGCCACGTCTAATGATGGAGAAGTCTTCTCCGATCCGACTGGAGCAAGAAGATTCTATCCGATCATATGTGATCCTGATAGATGCACGAAGCCTATTCCGATAGGAGATAGGTGGCCGTCTGCACAGAAGGATGTCGAACAGATATGGGCTGAAGCATTATATCTGTATATGGAGGGCAGAGTGCCATCTATGTCCAAGAAGGAAAATGAGCTGGCGCGCATGATGCAAAAGGATGCCACTGATGTAGATCCTAGTATACAGGCGCTGGATGAATGGCTGGATTCGATGCCACTATATTCGATGAAGGGAGCTCGCATATGTCGTAAAACGATATTGATGGAATATTTTGATATAACTGGTGAGAAGGAGATCCCTCAATCCGTTTCTAATATTTGGAAAGGATGGGTCAGATATACAGACAAATGGCATAAGGCGGAGAAATGTATGGATGTTAAGGGCATCAAGACCTCTGCAGCATATGTTCGTGATGTCGATGCAGGTGACGAGTCAATCGAAATTAAAACATTCGATCTTAGATACACGGATTCAGAATGACCCGCCACCCTATAGACCTCGTCGGCCAGCGCTACGGGCGCCTCCTCGTCCTGGGGAAGGCGCCCCATCAGGGGCGCAAGGTATGCTGGAGCTGCATCTGCGACTGCGGGAACGAGACCACGGTGCAGACATTCAACCTCATCTTCGGATACACCCGCTCATGCGGATGCTACCGCAGGGAGAGGGCGAAGGAGATGCACTCGAAGAAATAAGCGATTGCGTCCTTTTTATAAACTCCTCGGACGATGGAAGCTCATGGAACTGTATCGTACATTCGACAGGATGACCCGCTCGATAACGAGCGACCGCAAAGGATACGCGGGACAGACCTACGATTCCGGGAGCACCCGCATCCATTTCAAGATCCAGGACGGCGGGGAGGATTGGGACTTCAAGGCGGACGGGTATGTGCCGTACATCGTGTTCGCGGTATACGACGAGGTCGGGAACCCCTACGTCTACGGCCCCGATTCCTCGCCCGTGTTCTCCGGATACGACTTCCCCATCCCCTACGAGATAACCTCCAGAGCATCGTCCCTGCGCGTGGAGTACAACCTTTGGTTCGTCAAGGCGGAGGTCGCGGACAACTTCAACGGAACCCCCGACGGCCTTCTCGTGACCGAGTACCTTCTCAGCGCGACGGACGGCGTGGCGTTCCGCGCGTCCTGCATAAAGCCCCCCAAGCCCGGATGCGGGTGCAATGCGCCGCCGTACACTCCTGCAACGGCTCCTACCGTGATAGGGGCTCTGGAGGCCCTGAAGTCGCTGGCGGTCATCCGTCCCGTCGCCAAGGAGGCCCACATCAACCCCTACGGAGAGGAGCAGGGGCTGGACCTGTACTTCAAGTCCATCTCCGGCGAATTCCAGCAGATGTGGCTGAACGTCCCGACCCTGTCCGACGACGGGAAGCTCAAGGCATCCCAGCTTCCGACGGGCAACGGCGTCGACAGCATCCCTCTGCTCAAGAGCATGGTCGGGAACGGTGATGCCATCGTCTACGACGGCGCCAAGCAGGGCTTCGTCGCCAAGAAGGTCTCCGCCACCGCAGGCGCGGCCCTCGCCGCTCCCGCATCGCTCGTGCAGGCCTCCGCGATGGGTCAGAGGATGGAGTACGTCAAGAGGCTGGACGGAGAGGCTGGCGCCCACTATCTGCGCCTTCTCGACGGCAACGGCCAGGAGATATGCCATGTGGACCTTCCGCTGGAGAGCATGATATCCAAGGCGTACTACGACGCGTCCAAGAAGTCCCTCATCTTCGAAGTGGACGGAGCCGAGGAGCCCATCGTCGTCCCCGTCCACGATCTCGTGGACACGTTCAGGCCCGGCGATGAGAACATCACCATCGAGCTGGTGGCGTCCGGCGATGCCGAGAATCCGACCATCCACACCATCTCCCTGTCCTCGTCCTTCCTCGCCCGCATAAAGGACGACGAGCTGGACCTCGCGGCCCACAAGGACGACGTGCAGAACCCGCACCGTGTCACCAAGGCGCAGGTCGGCCTGGGCAACGTGGAGAACCTGTCTCCCGCCAACATGCCCGTGTCCGATGCGACCGCGGCGGCCATCGCCAGCGCCAAGCAGGACGTGTCCGCGGACGTCGAGGCCGTGGAGGCCAGGGTGGGAGTCATCGAGACGCAGCTCAACGGCGACAGCGGGGAGGGCGGCATAATCGAGAAGCACGACAGGGACATCGCCCGCATCGATTCCGAGACCACCGCCATCAGGGCGGAGCTGGCGCTGAAGGCATCCTCGCAGGACCTTGCGACCGCGGTCGGAGCGAAGCAGGACAGGCTCATCCCCGGCAGCAACATCGCCATCAGCGATACCAATGTCATCTCCTACGTCGGCCCGAACATCGATGTGGATTCCAAGATGTCCGCCACCTCGACCAATCCCGTCCAGAACAGGGTGCTGGTCGCAGAGCTGGACAAGCTCCAGCCGAAGCTCACGGCAGGGACGAACATCAAGATCGAGAACGGCAGGATAGACGCCACCGTCCCTCCGACCACCGTGGACGACGCGATGTCCTATTCGTCCAAGAATCCCGTCCAGAACAGGGTCATCGCACGCGAGCTGGACAAGAAGGCCAACATCGGCGAGGGAGTCAGCGTCTGGAAGGGAATCACCCAGGACGGCCTGTATCTGTACAATACAGGCGATGTCGTAGTCTACGACAACGCGCTCTACATCTCCCGCGTCGATAACAACGACCATCACCCGGACGACGAGACCTGCTGGTCCGTCGTGCGCGGAGCCACGACCACGCAGGTCGTCGGAATCACGCCTGCCACATACATCGGCGTGTTCGGGAACACCTCCGACACCGTCTACACGATAGAGCATAGGATGAACACGCGCAACATCGTCTTCAGCTTCATGAGGAACGACGGCAGCTACCAGTTCGTCTACCCCACGATGGTGTCCGCGCCGACGCTGAGCACCATGCGCGTCCAGCTCCCGTCGCCTCCGGGCAACAACGCCATCATCGTCAACATGGTGAAGGCGAGGACGGTCACGCCGTCGGGCGTCAAGAGCTATCCCGCGGTCATCGAATTCGCAACCCCCGACAGGGAGTGGCAGGTCTACAACGACACGGGCAAGCCTCTGTACGTGAAGGCGTACAACACGGAAGGAGTCGAAGCGGAAGGCGATGTCATCCAGGACAGCGCTACGGAGTATTCTCCTGTCACCATAGATTTCGGCGAAGCGACGGCGGGAAAGCTCTTCCTTGCAGAGTCGGATATCGTGAAGGAGTACAACGGAACATCTTTGGACATCCCGATCGCATCGGGCGACAGATACCTTGTGCAGTGCTTCAGGGACGGCGAGGGGCAGTCCAGGCTGGATATCATCCAGACCGATGGGAATGTGCATATCGGATCTAGCAGCCCTTGGGCAGGTACCGTCGCCATGTTCAAGGCGACCGCGTCCAAGAGCTGGAAGGCTGCCGATATGAAGCAGGAGAACGGCAGGTACAAGATATCCTACCAGCATAACAAGGGCAGATTGGTCGGAGCACAGGTCTATACTTCCGAAGGGATGGCCATGACCGAGCTGTCCTGTACCGATAATGTCATCACCGTCTATACCAACTCGGCGATAGACGGCGAGCTCTACATAATCTGAAACCATTTCCCGCTCTTCGGGGCGGACCCCCCATCCATCGTGTTTAAAAAGTCCATCGAGCATGATACGAACGAGGGTAAAAATGGGAACCCAAGAGTATTATGCCGATATCGACATGAAGAAGAACACGATCAAGAACGTCAAATTCGAGATCGTGACCGCTCTGCCCGCGACCCCCTTCAAGGGACAGGTCGTCGAGTTCGAGGGCGTCCTCCAGACGTACGACGGGACCAAATGGGTCAAGTACGCCGACGATGCCCAGGTGCAGACCAACAAGGATGACATCGCTAATCTGAAGACGACTGTCGGGGGTGAGGCCAGTGGACTGGTCAAGACTGTCAATGAACTGAAGGCCCAGGTCGGGACCGATGCGGGAGGGAACACCCTCGGAACCAGGGTCGCCAACCTGGAGACCGCCGTCGGAACCGCCGCTGACGAGGCCGCCGCAGACGGCTCCGCCTATGCCAGGATCGCCAAGAATGCCGCGGACATCGCAACCAATGCCGCTGCCGCTGCCAATGCGAAGAAAGCTGCCGATGATGCTCAGAAGGATGCCACCTCTGCGAAGAACACTGCTGCGGACAACTCCACTGCAATCAAAGCCCTCCAGGAGACCGACAAGACGCAGACCTCCGACATCAGCGCTCTGAAGACCGCCGTCGGAACCAAGGCCTCCGGAGATGTCGCCGCAACCGGACTCTTCAAGGACGTCGCAACCAACGCTACAGCCATCGCCAACGTCAAGACCACTGCCGATGCGGCCGCTGTCAAGGCCGATGTCGATAACGCTCTCGCTGGCAAGGTCGATAAGGTCGAAGGCAAGGGTCTGTCCACCAACGACTACACCGCTGCGGAGAAGACCAAACTTGCGAACATCGCAACCGGCGCCCAGGTCAACGTCATCGAGTCCGTGAAGGTCGATGGAACCGCTCTCGCCATCACCGAGAAGGCCGTCAACATCGATCTGTCCGGATACGCCAAGAAGGTCGATATATCTAGGATCCTCAGGTACAGCGGTTCTGTTGAAAAACTCGCTGACCTTCCTGAGTCCCCCGCAGATGGTGAGGTATACAACGTCAAAGAGGGATTCACATATGATAAAGAAGTTTATCCTGCGGGGACGAATGTGGCGTGGGTCGCCGCCAACGGCGATGTCGCAGGGCATTGGGATCCGCTGGGAGGAACCGTTGATCTCACCAACTACGCCACGAAGACCGAGGTCACCACCTCTATCGAGACCGCCATCAAGGTCAAGCAGGACAAGCTCACCGAGGCCCAGCTCGCCACCGTGAATTCCGGAGTCACCGCCGACAAGGTCGCGGCCTACGACGGCTACGCCGCATCCATCAAGTCCGCAGCCGATGCAGCAACCGCC